GAGGTTGGCTGTGACTGGGCCGGTTGTTGTGACCACCGAAATGGTGCATGGCGTTTCTGCAAGTTGCATCTGGATGCTGCGAGGAAGGAATTGCGGGCTGGTGGCTACCTCCAGTCGGTTCCCTGGCGAGGTGGTGGTGTGCGTACTCCGGAGATGATGGAGGACGTGTACGAGACGAAGAATGGACCTATGGAGTGAGTGATGGCTGACAAGATCGAGGTGATCGCCTGCACCATGAGCGAGGATTCGTTTCTTGACCCCGCCGACTTTGACAAGTTTATGTGGCTGCTGGTGGAGTGTCAGCGGCTGATGAACGAGAACAGCCGACTTTTGGGCGGGACAATTTCAAGGGACCGGGAGATCCTGCGTCTATTGGCTAGGGGAGGTGAGTAGTGATCCGTGAGAGGCTTGTTGACGAGTATTTGGAGTTCCGGCCCGATCCGCCCCGTCATTGCCCGTTTTGCGGCACTTATTGGCAGGGACCGTATATCCGTGTAATTGAGAAGGACATGGACCCGTATGGTGTGTTTCCTGTCATGTCTGGTGAAAAGTTGTGGGTTGTGACGTGTCGCCAGTGTGCAGTTGATGGTCCGTGGGGTCACGACCGGCAGGAGGCCATCGACAAATGGAACGTGAGAAAGCAAGACCAGCACCGACTTGCCGTTTCCCGGTCTTACCGGCATGACAAGAAAGTGGAGTGAGTGATGGCAGGGAAGCCGAGGAATTGCCCGAAGTGCCACAAGTTTCCGCAGATACTGGAGATGGTCCGTGATCCCCAGACTGGTCACGATCTTGGTGCAGTGAGTTGTGCCACCTGCTTGATAACGGCACTGGGCGATACGACACAGATGGCGATAGATGCTTGGGAAGTAGCTTGTGATGACTTGGAAAAGGAGGAGTTATGACTGATCATGACAAAACATTTGTGAAGGTTTCTATTGAGACGAGGAATTGGCCCGACGCTTCTATACACGTCCAAGAGTTCGGAGTCGAACACGACTGGCCCTTGCCCGAGGCTCTTGCGTCTCTTGTCCATACCTGTGCCAAGGGCGTGTTGGTTAGCAAAGACCCTGGGGCCATGGATGATTTTTACAAAGAATGGGAATTCATTTTGGACCGAGTGGAATTGTTGAAGGAGAAGAAATGACGAGTGAGTGGGAATTGCTGCCGTGTCCGTTTTGTGGAGAGCAGCCGGAATGGCGTGAGCAGGAGTCTGAGAAGTTGGATGGTGATGCAGTGACGCATTACCAGTTGGTCTGCCTGAACGATGGGGTGAGGTCACATACGTCATGGCACACGGACCAGAGCAGGGCTGTTGGTGCGTGGAACAGGAGGAATTCCAATGATGACCAAGGATGAGTTCTGGACCCACCTGCGTAACGAGGGCTTGATGGAGGACTTCAAGTACCGTCGTGCCGAGTGTGAAGCGGAGGGTATGTCCAAGAAAAGGGCATGGAATGCCGCAGCCAGGGAGTTTGGTTTCGGTGGCACGGCGGCTGATCCGCCTGATAAGCCGGTTGAAACCGGCCCACCCAAGAAGAAGGAGAAGCCGAAAAAGGAGCAATTCAAAGGAAAATCTGCTAGCCTTCGGGCAGAGTTCCAGTGGGTTTACGAGAATGTGGCTGTTGGTGACGTAAAGCCAGAGGAGGCTCCGAGTTCCGGAGCGTGGGGTCTGCTGGAGTTCGCGAGGAATGATCCAAGGACGTTTTATTCCCGGTGGTTGGAGATGGCCTCCAAGTCCGAGGATAGAGATTTGGTGATGGAAGGATTCCGAGAGGATGCCCGTCGCGCCACTTCTGAAATCGCAGACATGCTCGAATCCATTCAATCTGCCGTTGTACAGCAAGGTTCCGAAGAATCTGAAGGAGAACTTGCGGTATCGGCAGGAGATGCTGACGAGAGCGGGTTCTGACAGGGGTCTTCAGCGGGAGTTGTGGATCGCATGCAGTAGGGACATTCTCTACTGGATCAACGCTTTTGGCTGGACGTATGACCCCCGGAAGATCTCCGATGGGATGACTCCCAAGATCCCCTTTGTGACATGGGAGTACCAGGACGAGGCGTTCCTTGCACTCAACGAGGCTATCGGTCAGACCGATGTCCTGATCGAGAAGTCTCGTGACATGGGTGCCAGTTGGATCTGTTTGACGCTATTCACTTGGCGTTGGCTATTCCGACCGATGGAGAGTTACCTGATGGTGTCTCGCAAGGAGGCACTGGTGGATGGCTCCAGCGACTCGCTGTTCTCGCATGTGGATTTCATTCTCAAGGGACTCCCCGAGTGGATGCGTCCCACGTTGCGTCGTAACAAGTTGAAGTTGATCAATCTTGAGAACGGCTCGAAGATGGAGGGTGAGAGTACCACCGACAACATTGGTCGTGGTGGTAGGCGAACGGCGATGCTGGTCGATGAGTTCGCTGCGTTTGAGCAGGGTGGCTGGGACGTGTTGAGTGCCACGGCGGATAACACCAACACGAGGATCTTCAATTCCACCCCTGCTGGCACTGGCAATGCGTTTTATGCTCAAAGACAGGCGGGCACCCCGAGGCTGCGTTTTCACTGGTCAAGACATCCAGAGAAAGCGTCTGGAATCTACGAGGACGAGGAGGGGAAGCAGCGGAGTCCGTGGTACGACCGGGAGTGTACCCGCCGGGCACACGCCGTGGAGATCGCCACGCAGTTGGATATTGATTACCAAGGGTCCGACTACCCCTACTTCGATCCCGATACTCTCCGCTCACTGATGAAAGAGTTCTGTTGCCCGCCCCTTTACCAGGGCACCTTGCATGTTGAACCGGGCAACGAGGGGCGGTTTGAGAATGACGGGGAGGGTTTCCTCAAGGTCTGGTGCGCCCTCGACGAGGAGGGACTGCCACCATCCGACAGGGACTATGTCATCGGCTGTGATATTTCTCAGGGAACGAGGGCGAGCGATTCTGTGCTGACTGTCGGTGACCGGCTCAGTGGTGAGAAGGTGGCCGAGTGGGCCGACAATGAAACGAGTACTGTGAAGTTGGCAGAGGTGGCTGTGGCTCTTTGCCGGATGTTCCGTGGACCCGGCGGTAGGGCTGCGTATTTGATCTGGGAGGCAACCGGTCCTGGCAGGACGTTTGGCAAGACGGTGGTCGAGGAATTGCATTATGGAAATATTTATTATCAAACTCAGGAGCAAAGGTTATCCAGAAAAGTAAGTGACAGACCCGGCTGGTATTCGACAAGTGACGGGAAAAAGGACTTGTTGGCGACTTATCGGGAATCGTTATTTAGCAGGGCGTTTATCAACCCCAGCAGAAAAGCTCTTGAAGAGGCTGGGGAATACGTTTATCTTCCGAGTGGAAAAATCGAGCATGGGGGTTCAACGAGATCACCCGATCCGACCAACAGGGGCACTGGGCACGGTGACCGTGTCATTGCAGATGCACTCTGTGCGAAGGTACTTCGCGAGCGTAAGGAGGAGGCAAAGGAACCGGAAATAGTAACTCCGGTAATGTCTCTTGCGTGGCGTCGGCAACAACGGGAACTTGAGATTTCCGACGAGTGGCTCTGAACCCAAAAAAACACACGGACGTGTCCAGGCTCCGCGAGGCTTTGCATGCCTCTCGGAAGAAGTTGGAGCCGTTCCGTACACGTCATCGTCAGGCTCTTGAGCAGTACGTCGGTTCGTACTACTCCGATGACGGTTCGACCAAGCCAGTCCATGTCAATCTCATGGAATTGGCGTCGAACATTTACGAGCGACAACTCGTGGCACGCCCGCCACAGGTGCTTGTCCTGACTCGCAACGAGCAACTCAAGCCGTATGGACTTGAGTTTGAACGTGTGATGAATGACTCGCTGAAGGACTACAACGTCCACCGCATCCTGCAACGGTGCGTGAAGAGCGGGCTGTTTTCGATGGGCATCTGCAAGGTGGGCATTGAGGACAAGGGAACAGTCCAGAAGAGCGGTTATGACTTCTCGGTCACCAAGCCGTACTGCACCGACATCCTGGTGGATGACTGGGTGCATGACATGACGGCCCGTTCGCAGGAAGAGATCACCTACTGCGGACACCGCTACCGGATGAGTCTTGAGGAAGCACGGAAGTTTCCCGGCTTCAAGAAAAGTGTCCGAGAGAAGCTCCAGCCTGCTGAAGACTTGAACCACAACGAGAGCGGCGACCAGCGGGTTCACACCCTGGCGAGTGGCTTTGGTGGGTTCGACACGGAGTACGACGAGAAGGTCGAGTTGTGGGAGATCTGGTTACCGAGAGAGAAGTTGCTGGTCACTCTTGGACCCAACGAGGGCGAGTTGCCTTTGCGAGTGGTTGAGTGGAATGGACCGGACAGGCATCTCGGCCCGTTCCACATGCTGTGGTTCTCCGAGGTTCCCGGCAACTCGATGCCGCTGGCTCCGGCGATGCTCTGGAGCGGGTTGCACAACATCGTCAACGGGTTGTACCGGAAGTTGGAGCGTCAGTCACAGCGGGCCAAGGTGGTGGGACTGACCCGTGGCATGGACACCGGGGATGCCGACCGGATTCGCAAGGCGAGTGATGGCGAGGTGGTGGCGGTCGATAACCCCGACTCGGTTGTTGAAAAGCAATTTGGTGGTATTGATCAGCGTAACTTCGCGTTCATGTTGCAGAGCAAGCAGTTGTTCTCCTGGTTGGCGGGGAACCTTGAAAGTCTTGGCGGATTGGGAGCGAGCAGCGAGACGGTCGGCCAGGACCGCATGATGCAGGCGAGTGCCAACCAGCGTATTGCCGGGATGCAGGATCAGGTGATGCGTTTTACTCGCGAAATCATCAGCGACTATGGCTACTGGCTGTGGTCCGACCCGATGCAGACCTACGATTTGGAGTTGGATTTTCCTGACGTTCCCACGGTGCAGAGCCAGTTGACTCCCGCCGAGCGGCAGACTCACTCGTTTTACGAGCATGAGTTGGAGATCGAGCCGTACTCGATGCAGTACCTCTCTCCGGGTCAACGGTTGCAGAGCATCAACCAGATCGTCCAGAGCGTAATCCTTCCGAGTCTCCCGCTGATGCAGCAGCAGGGGATGGGTATCGACATGGAAGCTTTGCTGAACATCTATGCCAAGTACAGCAACCTTCCCGAGTTGAACGACATCGTGGTGACCGCCGCAGAGCAGGCTCCCCCGCCTGATGACCCGAGGCAGAGTCCGGTCACGTCTCGTCAGAGTGAAAGAATCAGCAGGGCTGGCGAGGCAACACCGGGCCGCAACGAGCAGGAGATGATCCAGCAGATGATGTCCGGCTCAGAACCACAGATGACAGGAGCCTGATATGGCTTTTCTCAGCAACATGTTTGGTGACGTGTTTGGCGGCATGGACTTGTCGAGCCTGTACGGGAACATGGCGGAACAGCATCAGCAGCAGATGCCGACGCAGCCGACAACGTATCAGGGTCAAATTCCATCTCAGCAGCCGCTTAACTACTCGCCTTTCGGTAACTTCAATTTCGGGTTGGGGTCATTGTGGGGAGGAGGTTCTGGTCAGCACCCTGGTCTGAGCGGAATTTTTTCTCCCAGCCACTACCGGTATGAAGCACCGTCATCTGAAAGCGTTCAGGAGTTCGCCGCTAACCAGCAGCAGATGCATCAGCAGCAGATGGAGCAGCATCGGCAGCAGGCGGAACAGCGGTATCAGCAGGGCATCGAACAGCAGCGGTATCAGAATCAGTTGATGGAGCAGCAGCAGGGAAGCGGGTTGGACTGGGGAGCGCAGCCCAGAGTACATGTGCCTGTGCCGCCGCCTTCTACGAACCCATCGAGAAGGGCGGATGCAATAAGAGAGCATTATCATCAGCAGCAATATCAGCAGCAGCAGGCGCAAATGGCTTCTCCCAGCCATGCCGGGATGCTCAGTAACTACCAGCAACAGCCAATTGGCCGGGACAGGATGATGAGCATGATCCAGGGTCTTTTCTAGGCTACCAAAACACGGGAAATAAATAATGGCACCACCCCGACCGGCTGATTCTCCTTTTGCTCGACCACCAGCATTCCCTGGCCCAATTACCGTTCCGAAACGACGGTCAATTGTTCAGCCACAGGAAAGAATTGATGCTGTCAGGGATTACAACCAGCAAGTCTTGGAGGCTATGCAGCAAGTGCCTCGCATGCCTCCGTATCTGCCGTCTATTCCATTGGACAGCGGAGGATATGGTGGCGGTGGTTTGGTCGGACCACATCACCCCGGACCAGATGGGTCCAGACTGCTTGAAGCCCTTAGTCGCGCGCAACAGGTGCTAATGCAAGGAATGAAAGCTAAAGAACAATCCCAGGGTTACCCTGGAATGAAAGGAATTTCTCCGGACTTGCGGAACGCAGCAAGGCAGGGGGGTCTTCCCACTGACGCAAAATCGCTTCAGGATTATTACGAGCCAATGATCAGGGGTGGAGCGGCCAATGTTATACCCGATGTCGTTACTGAGTTAGGGGCTACTTTCAAGAACGCCCCGGTGTATCAACAGATTGTCCACGAAGCGGCTAGGAACGCCGGTATTGTCCGGCCAGCCCCACCCCAACCGCCAGCCCAGCCGACAGCACCTCCGGCGACGTTGCCGGTTCCACCTTACGGGTACAACCCTGATATGCCGATTGGCCCAAACAACGTGAGTCCTGGCGCGCCGGGCACTGGGCATTACTATCCGGCCAATCCCGTAAATCAGGGAGGTGCCGCCCGGACAATTGCACCACAAGGCCGAATTGATCCAGCTATTGGACCCGCATTCAATCCTGCGATTGTTCCAGAACCGGATAGATATTGGTTTGACCGTCTGTCACAGCCAGCCCCTCGCACTTATCCGAACAGGTAGAAATAGAAACCATGCCTGATATTCCACCGCCTTTTGGCGGAAGCATGTATCCGAACCTTCGTGGCGATATTGATCGGGGGGGGCTGCTTCCCGGTCCAGATTTCACCGGCGACCGCAATCCGCTTCCTGCTGCTGGTCCCACACAGTACCCTGGAATTCCTTTCCCCGGACAAAGTCAACTGACTCCGTTCGAGGAAGCACTGAGAGCTTTAGCATCGCATCCGGACATTCGTAGATTGACGTTGCCTCCGCAATTAGATGCGAGGGGAAATGTTATTGAACCACTGCCTGACCCCCAAACCGATGCTGGCAGAGCGGAATACGAAGAAGCCTACAGGAATTTGAGAATAGGTGGTCCGGGTACAGGACTTCCATCTTCAACTGTTAGGAGAATCCAGGGAGACCCTCGTAATTTCGAGTTGCCTGGAGACTATGCCCAAGAAGTTATTGCTAGAGAGGCAGGGGGAGGTGGGGCGTACCCCCTAATGCCATCAGACCAAATAGTACCACACATAAGGGGGCGGATCATTAACGAAGAAGCAATGAGGCAAGCGCAAAATGTGGGTCGCGGGCTTGTAAATGTTATGGGTCCGATAGGTGCAGAAGCCTATCCGCAACACTGGCCGCAGAATCCGGGCGGATATCCGACTATGCCCGGTGGAATACCCATGCCATATGATCCCAGTCTTCCAGTGGGCGGGGGTAACGTAAGCCCCGGCGCGCCGGGATTGCCGGGACATATACCGATACAAGGACCGCCTCCACCGCCGCCGCAGCCCTACCCCGGTGCCCCTCCCGGTGATTGGAACCCGAACAGTAGTGTTCCGGGGATCGGGTATCCGAGCGGTACGACAACCTACGATCCACATGCTCTTCCACCTTGGGCACCTCTTCCTCCCGTGTATAGAAATCAGTACTAAGAACCATGCCAGTCGTTTACAAAATAAATGGTTCGGAAGTCACCCGAAAAGAATTCGTAAAGGATTCCAGGGGAGCCGGTAATATCAGGCAACCGTATTCCACGAGTAAAGTAATCGTGTCAGAAGCGGCTGCTGTTCACCCAAAAGACCGGCAAGCGGCTAATGAACACGCACGCAAGCATGGATTTGCTATTGATTTCGATAGCCAAGGTCGACCAAACTTCACCAGCCACCGGCAACAAAAGGCTTATTTGAAAACAATTGGCCTTCATAACAAGGACTCGAATTCTTAATGCCAAAGATTGGGAAGAAGAAGTTCGCATATACGGCTAAAGGGAAGGCTGCTGCCAAGAAGTACGCCAAAAAGATATTAGGCAACAGGGCAAGCAAAAAGAAAAAAGGGAAGTAATGCCAGAAGAACAAGCGGCTGTTGAAGAGGAAGTACAGCAGGAAGTCGTCGAGGAAGTCGTTAAGGAGGCTCCCTCTGAGATCCTCGAAGAAGAGCCGGTAATTGATACGTCTCCTCCGGAACCGGAATCGGAACCGGAAGTGGAGCAGCAGACAGGATTTCGCCCAGACCAGTACGCAACAGGCTCCCGGTTTGGATTCAGCCCGGAACAGGTGGATGCTTTCGGTACACCCGATAACTTCGACCAAGTGCTGGGTGCGATGCAGCACAACGCACAACAGCAGCACTACCAACAGCAGCAGATGCAGCAACAGCAATACCAGCAGCAGCAACAGCAGCAGCCTGGGCCTGTTGGCAATCACCAATTCGAGAACCCCGATGATTTCGATGAAGGAATCGTCGGGATGAATAATCACATGAATTATCGCATGATGCAGATGGAGGCGATGGTGGGTGCATTGCACCAGCAGAACGGTGTAATGCAACAGCAGAACGAACGCCTCCAGGCAGAAGCGATTGGCCGTTCCTTGGAATCCACGTTGGATGGAATGGACGAAGAACTTTTCGGTCGTGGTCCCCTGGATTCACTTTCAGGAGATCAGGCCAAGAACCGGATAGCCGTGGCGAATGAATTTGCTCGCGCGGGTGCCGGTTACAAGCAGCAAGGGTTGGAAGCTCCAAGTATTCCGGAGTTAGCCCAGCATGCTGCGAACGCTTTGTTTGCTGACAATTTCAAAGACAAGGCATTGAAAGAGGCTTCCGAGCAAACCCGAGATGTTGCCAGTCAGGCTTCAGCCCGACCCACGCAGCAGGAGGAATCCCCTGTCTCAGGTACGGAAGCCGCAATTCGTGCCGCAGCCGAATGGCATCGAGAGCATGGAACAAATGCCCACGATGCGTTCGGGTAACAATAAGGAAGGTGATTTATGCCTTACACCGGAGACAACTCTGGTAGCCATGATTACGCCGATCTCGTAACTACCACCCTCAAGCATCTTGAAACGACGACATGGGCCGATATTGTTGTTGATAACCAGCAGCATATCGCCATGCCGCAGATCCTCAAGAAGAAGAAGGTCGAGTTCGGCAGCGGTTACGGCCATCAATTCAACGTCCGTGTCCTGAGCAACAACGCTGCCAGGAACGTGAAGTTGAACGAAGTGGACAACCCGACAACTGCTGACACGCAGACCACGGGCAACATTCCGTGGCGTCACACCGAGACCCACTGGGCCTTGGAAGAGCGGATCATTTCGATGAACCGTTCACCCTCTCGTCTCGTCAATCTTCTCCAGAGCAGTCGCGTCGATGCGATGACTGACCTTGCGGAGTTGATGGAGAGCAACTTCTGGGGCGCACCTGGAAGTTCGTCCGACTCGCTGAAGCCTTATGGCGTTCCCTACTGGATCGTCTACAACGCGACAACCGGCTTCAACGGCGGTCACCCCTCCGGGTTCTCAGACGTTGGCGGCATTAGTTCGACCACCTACCCCAGATGGAAGAATTGGTCCGCGAACTACAGCCAGATCTCGAAGGCCGATTTGGTGCGCAAATGGCGCGAGGCTGCGACGAAGACGGAATTCCGTCCTCCCGTCGATGGCCCCTTCTCAAACATGCAATCCAGCTACGGCTTCTACACCGACTACTCGGTGTTGGGCACTCTGGAAGAATTGCTTGAGAGCCAGAACGACAATCTGGGCAACGACGTGGCGAGCAAAGATGGTAATACCGTCTTCCGCCGCACTCCGGTTGTCTGGGTTCCGTACTTCGACAACAACAGTGGCACGGTTGACACAACCAGTCCCATCTACGGGATCAACTGGTCGGTGTTCAAGCCTTGCTTCCTCTCCGGTGAATACATGAAGGAGACCAAGGTGAGTCCTCACCCGCTCCATCACCGGACCATCACGCAGTATACCGACTGCACTTACAACTTCTTCTGCGTGGATCGCCGGAGAAACTTCGTTCTGAGTCAGTAGTCGGTTGATTGAGAATGTTCACCCCCTGCCCTGCCATCGTTGCCATGCGGGGCAGGGGGGTCATTACCGGGACTGGCAACGCCAACAAGAAAGATTGAGACATGACCTCTTCAATGCAACACAAGGGACTGTCAAACGAGGCACTCCAACTGAGTCCCAAGGTCTGGGGGAACATTCCCGTCCGGTCCTGTGCCTCTCTGATCGGTGGAAACGGTCGGGTTGCCAATCCGATCTTGATGCCTGGAGCATCCGCTGCTGGCGTCATGGCCGAAACAGGTGGCGATCTCATCGCTACCGACGGTACTGCGCCAACCACCGCGTTGGCCGCTGCTGATCGTGGCTGGAAGATCACCCCGGCGGACAACAAAGGATTTACACTCGGATTTCCCAACTGCAACGCCGACTTCACGCAGAGTCGTCGCTGGGGATACGAGGTCTGCTTCGCGCAGCAGACTGGCGCAAGCCACGGGTTCGCTGCTGGTCTGTCTTCGCGTGCGGATGCCGGTGTGGATGCGTTCGCAGTGAGTACGATCTTCACTGCCGGTGAAGTGGTCGTGACGAACGTGTCGTTCCTTGGATTCCGCAAACCGGAAGACGCCGACATCGACATTCTCTACAAGACCGATGGTTCGGCAATTCCGTCAACCGCAGCCACCGGGTTGCACACGACAACCGCCGCGACCTTGGCTGATGCCACGTTCATCAAGTTGGGCATGAATTCGGATGGTCGCAACATCCGGTTCTTCGTTGACAACGCCCAGATCGGTGATCCGGTCTCGCTCGATGATGCGTACCTTCCGGCAGAGTCGGATCTGATCCCGATCTTCGCTTTCTTTGCCGATGACACCTCGACTATCACCTTGAGTTGGATGGCTTTCGCGGAAGTCAACTGAGTCCTCGCGGGTTAAAACCGGGGGGGAGTAATCCTCACGGCTCCCCCCCGGTTGACGCCACGAAAGGAATACGAACATGAATGACGAATTGAAAGAACTTCTCGGTAACAAGGCTGATGCCTTCGAGAAGAACCAGGAACTTGTTCAGTCTGTGATCGCAGTGTGCGGTGGCAAATTGAGCCTGATCTTGCCAGCGGTGTTGGCTTTGTCTGGTGGTTCCAAGAAGGCTGCTGCCAAGAAGGCTTCCTCAAAGAAGAGTAAGTAGATGGATGAACGGACGCGAGAACGCATGGAGATCATGAACGGCGGGCCACTTCCCCCCGCTGCCGTGAGCCTCTACAACCAAGTTGTGACCATGTGCGAGAGAATCCACGGTCCATCAGAGTTGTCAACAATGTTGTCGGCTTTGATCTTGGCTATGCCCCGTGTCCAGGCTCCGGTGGAGCCACGACCGAGTCCATTTCTTCCTGGGTCTCGGTCCTTGACCAAGGAGGATGTGGGTCGGGAGTTCCGTAGAAACGGTTCAGTCGGCACGTTTGTCGGTCGTGGCCCACGGGGTTTTTACAAGGTTGTCATCGACGATGAAGAGCTTCTGTTGAACCCGGAAGTCTTCAGCAAGGAATGCGAGTTGATTGATGGCGGAATCAAGTCTTAGCTTGTCCTTTGAGGACTTGCGGGATTCGGTGTACGAGTACACCTACGGTGGCGACGGTGACCATTCCGGTGAATCCGATGCCAACCGCAAGGCACTTGTTGACCGGATGATCTATTCCGGTCTGCGCCAATTCTACAAGCCACCCCCGGTAGGTGGACGGATTCACGACTGGTCATTCCTGATGCCGGTCACCACGCTCTCGATCAATGCCCCGTACACCACGGGGACGATAGCCGCCACGAACGGTGTGGTCACGCTGAGTACCGGGACGTTTCCGGCGTGGGCGGCGAGCGGGATGATCGAGATCAGCGGCACGGACTACTCGGTCGCTACCAGGACCAGTGGTAGCCAGTTGGTTCTGGATGACACGAGTTCCGCTTCCGACGTTGATGCCAGCACGTCGTACAACCTTCACCAGGATGACTACGACTTGCCGGATGACTTCGGCAGGATCTTGGGGCCGTTCACCTTCGCTCAGGCTGACAACTCATGGTACACCTGCAAGGTTGTGGGCGAGGCTCGCATTCGTGAGTTACGCCAGAGGGACCACTCAAGTGGCGGTGACCCGCAATTCGCGGCGATCCGTGCGAAGACGTTTACCGCATCGGCGGGTACACGGCAGGAGGTTCTCTTCTGGCCGCAGATCACGTCCTCCGCGACGGTCACCTACAAGTACCGTGTTCGACCGAACAAGCCAACATCGACCGGGCATGACGACTTGACCGGCGACTACCTCTACGGTGGCAGCGACCACTCCGAGACAATCCTTTACTCGTGCCTAGCCGAAGCGGAACGTCGGGTGGAGGACGAGAAGGGACCGATGTGGGCACGTTTCCAAGAATGCTTGGCCTCGTCTGTCATGTTCGACAGCCGTGACAACCGTGCCGAGCATCTTGGCTATAACGGCGATGACTCTGACGGAATTCCAATCTTCAACCGGAACCGTCAATTCCTGTATAGTGGGCAAGTCACCTACAAAAACGAGTAGAGATAAGGAGTAAATCAATGTCTGGAAGACACAAGATGCAGGATGCGTCGGGCGTGGTGGCTGAGACAGCGACCGGAGAAGCTATCATTGTGGCTGGGACAGATCTCTCGGTTCACGAGGGAAAAGCCGGGTACGCCGTTGGTTGTCTTTTTATTCACACCGATGGTGCAGCCGGATCTGCTCTTTACGTCAACGAGGGAACCACTTCGTCGTCAAACTTCGATGAAGTCGGCACTATCTGATCGAAGGAGGTGATCTGTGGTTTCTTCGACAACGACATCCTTGGCGGAACTTGGCAACACCGTGTTCGGCGGTGGCGGTCAGAAGTTTGCCAGCATCACGGCGGCGACAGGAGCGACAGAAATTGTTGCTGATTCTACTAATCACCGTATTCGCGTACTCGCCTTGGTTCTCACCCAGATAGGACATACGAGTACGGCGTCGGTCAAATTTCACAGCAACGATGACGACGACGCTGCCACGGATCTGACTGGTGCATTTGGGACCAAGGGCAGCGATATGGTGTTGGTCCTGCCTTTCAATCCGGCTGGCTGGTTTCAGACTGCGGTGGATGGGTCTTTGAATATAACAGCGGTAAATACTGCTGCGGCAGGATTCTTGGTGTATGAATTAGTCGCTGGCACTTAGGGAAGGGTAAATGGATGCCTCCCAAAAGGCGCAGCGTGAAGTTGCCCTTTCCGGTAAAGGGACTGAACGAATCGTATGGCTACGAGGACCAGCCAGACGGTACGACTGTCGATGCGCAGAACGTCCGCTCGTTTCCGGCGAAGTCCGCTGATCCGTCCAGTGGAAACTCGAAGGCGAGCGGCAGGGCCAGGGGAGGCCAGCGTCCCGGCCTGAGCAAGTACGTCTCGACGGCTCACTCCAGCAGTACGTCGATCCAGAATATCAGCCACATGGCGTATTCTGAGTTCACGCCTCTTTCCGGTCGAGGCCACTCGGTGATCCGCGAGGACGTTGGTGGCTCCTTCACCATCATCGACAATGCTGGTAAGGCTGTGGCGATCCTGGGTGATGTCGCAGAGACCTACAACCTTGGGAAATGGGGGCGTGACGGGTTTGTCTACACTGCCTGCGTGGACGGTAGCAACAAGCTAATCATGCGGAAGCATAACAGTGTCGGGGTCAAGCAGTGGGACTGGACTGATGCTGGCTCTCCGTCAGTACAGCTAGTGTCGGCAACCCGTCAAGTGGCTGGCCTGACCGTCTTCGGTGACTACGCCTACGTCTGGGTCCGCAATATCACCGACTCGTTTGCTGGTGAGGCGATCTACCGGGTGAATACTTCCGATGGCAACTTGCGGGATGCTGTTAGCGGGGCCGGGACCGAGGCTGATTATTGGATTCGTTCAGAGGACCAGACGACCAATGCCTTCAAGGACTTCTACCCGAGTTCGGGCGATACTGGGCAACTCATCAATCCGATGACGGCTGGCAACGGCATGTTGACGATGGCCTGCTACAACGACAGCGGAGCCACAGCCTCATCGAGTACGAAGTCCAACGTGATCAATTACGACGACGACGCAACCGAGGTCAGGGATGCAATCATCGGGATGACCCATCTGACCGCAGAAAATGTTACGGTTGCTGGCGGTGATTTGAATACCACCACCCCGATGACGATCACGTTTGCGGACAATCTGGCGACACAGGACGTGGCTATTTTCGAGAGGACTGATTTCGGTGCGTACACCACCGGCACGATTGAATACGTCCACACTGGTTCCGCCAATGAGCTTGAGGTGACATTGAGCGATGGGGGTGACGGGTGGCCTGCTTGGACTGCAACCGGAGTGATCACCATTCTCGGTGTGGAATACACCGTGGATGCCAAAATCAGTAGTACGATCCTGACCTTGGATTCGTCGAGTAACCCCGGCGCAAATGTTGCTGCCAGCACAGCCTACAGTCTTGCAGACGGTGTGTTCTCGATGACCACCGCCCGTGGCGACAAGGACAACAGCACGGTTGTCAGTATCACCTGGACGGGTTCGGTTACCGAGCGGGCGTTCAAGTTGGCTCACGATGGCCGCATCTCGGTGCAGGCAATCAACATCGAGAACGGCAAGCAGATGTTCTGCCGTGAAGTGCAGGAAGCCGGGAACCAGACCGGGGCGAATGCCTACGACAGCCAGAGCGAATTGGACATCGCGATGGACGAGGTGGGGAACATCTTCACCCTGACTCGGTCCAAGAAGGGTACGAGTTCGTACAGTTACGCCGTAGCCAAGACTGCATCGGACGGGTCAAAGGTTGCTGCCTTCGGTGCAGCGATTGGAACGTCCATTGTGAATGGCACTGTGGAGAATACTGGCGTACATCGGTCCATGTGTTACGACTTTATCAATCGTCGACTTGCTGTGGCGGGTGGCAATGTCAGTGGAACCGCGCACTCTTTTGCGACGGTCAACGCCACCACGGGAGCGGTGATAAACTCCCAAGATGCTTTAGGAGACAACAACTGGAACGCCATTAGTCCTGATGAAAAGGGCGGGTTTCGCCTGTTCCAAAACACGGCGACTATTTGCTGCATAAGGATGACGGAGGCGACAACTCCTGCCTACGACTGGACTATCGAACCAGCATTGCAGGGTGACAACTTGCAGACGGGTGCGGACTGTGCAGCCTTCTACGCATTCAATCCACAGAACAGTCTTGCTGTTCGTCAGACGAAGCAACTTGCTGTTGCCGGTGGCGTGGTCAGGGAATTCGATTCACTCCAGTGGTACGACTTGGCGAGTGGTGGTGGGACCACGGGTAACCCGTCTCTTGCTCCAGACCGGGATGTAATCTTCTCGGCCCAGTTGGGTGCGTATCTCTACTTTGCCGATGGGGCGAATGAAAAATACTACGATCCGTCTGACGGCGAGTTGAAGGCTTGGACGACATCGGCTGGCACATTGCCACAGGACACCAAGGGTCGCAAGCCGACGCTGATCGAGAATTGGCGTGACCGCATCGTGATGGCCGGGGTGATTGGTGACCCTCACGAGTATTACATGAGCAAGCGTGGTGACGCCACGGACTGGAATTACATCCCGACGACGGTGACGAACACGCAGGCCACCTCTGGAACCAACTCTCCCGCCGGTCGATCACCGGACGTGATCCGCACGATCATCCCCCTGAACGATGACGTGTTGATATGGGGATGTGACCAGTCCATCTGGGCGATGACTGGTGACCCGATGGAAGAGGGCCGCATCGACAACATCGTTGATGGTGTAGGAATGCCTTGGGGTCGACCCTGGTGCAAGGACATGACCGGGTCGTTCTACTTCTTCGGCTCCAAGGGTGGCGTGTACCGTGGGGGCGTGGGGCAGGGCATCCAGAAGATCACGGTCGGCTCCATCGAAGAGCGGATGAACGACATCGACTTGGACAAGAACATCATCCGGTTGTTGTGGAACGAGCGTGACCAGGGTGTTCACGTCTACGTCACACCACTGAACGCCTACAACGCAACGACGCATTACTTCTACGACATCCGTGCCAACGCATGGTGGCTGGACAAGTTCGAGACAGTCAGCAGCAACCAGTACATCCACAACCCGAAGGAAATCCACGTCTTTGATGGACTGGACCCGGATGACAGGGTGATCCTGATGGGTGGCTGGGACGGTTTCGTTAGGAAGTGGGATCTCTCGGCATCGGATGATGACGGTAACGCCATAGACAGTTACGTTTACTTCGGACCCCTGGTGTCCGAGAACCTTGGCTTGATCAAACTCAAGGAGTTGCGAGTCCAGTTGGGCAAGAACTCCAGCAACGTGACTGCCTCTGTGTTCACAGGCGACAATGCCGAGGATGCCTACTCCCAGACCAGCGCACACTTCACGTCCACGTTCTCTGCTGGCCGTAATGTTTCCGAGAGGCGTAGGGCAATGTCTCACGCCATGTACCTGAAATTGGGCAACAACACGGCTGACCAGAGATGGACTCTGGAGAGAGCCGAAGCCGACATTGCCCTGACCGCAAGGAAGTTTGCGAGGATTTACTGATGGCAAGTACAGTCACAGCCGCCACGATGACGGTCACCCTCACCGAGGCTATCAGCCTCAACGGTGTCGATTACGGTGGAACAAACACCATGACGATTGCCTCGATCAACGAAATAAGCAAGAGGATCGTGACCACCACGAATACGGAAGCCATTATCTTGGCATTCGGAACAGCTATTGCGGCTGGTCAATTCGACGAAACCAAAGTCATGTACATTCGCATCACGAATTTGGATGACACCAACGAGGTCGTTCTGACATTCAAGAACGAGAATGATGATGAATTCGCTGTGTTGTTAGATAAGGGTCAGTCCTTCATCTACAACGGAAACACGGATGATGTGAACAAAGGCCTGATCAACACGATGGATGCAATCGACGGCACTGGTCTGAGCGTATCGTTGGGCGACTTGGTGAATATTACCGCTGATGTACCCGGATCATCCGGGGAAACAGCCGATCTTGAACTCTTGGTAGCGTGCCTCTAATGACAACAGTCAAAGGATTCGGCCAGGACCGACAGCCTCTTGAGATGCACGGACCCGGTACGGCTGGCCCACGCAGAGGGGGCAGGACTCAGGCCAAGTTGGCGGGACAGCATTCTGCTTTCCGAGAGATCGGCGTGGGGACCAACGATCCGGCCAAGGCTACGCACATTCTCAGGGAAACAGCCGGGGCAGGAGTTCTTGTCGAGCGGATCGAGACATCAACAGGTGCCGGTTCTTTCCAAGGCCGCAAGGCACGGGGCGCGGAGGACGCTCGCACTGCTGTGGCAAGCGGGGACGACCTCCTGAGTATCGAGGGCATTGCCTACGTCGGGGCGAACAATGGATACCAGCCGGGTGCGCGTATCACCTACGAGGTGGACGGGTCCGTGAGTGATGCGGAGGTTGGTGCGCCGACCCGGATGACATTCCTGGTGGCTACGGGTACTGGCTCCTCTCTGGATGAGAAGATGCGGATCACGAGTACCGGCAAGGTGGGCATCGGGATGAACAATCCGTCCACGAAAGTGACCGTGGAAGGTGCAGTCACCCTCAAAGAACAAGCCGCAGCCGATGCGGATGTAGCAGCCTACGGTCAGGTGTGGGTCAAGACCGCCACGCCGAACGAGTTGTATTTCACCACCGATGCTGGCAACGACATCCAGATAACGAGTGGCACATCGCTGGCTGCTGCTGGAATGACTAGCTTTCAGTTGGAGGACGGTGATGGCACTGAGGTTACGATCTCCAATGCCAAGGAAGTGAAGTTCGTCGAGGGCACGGGGATCGACATCAACTGGACCGACACGGACAACGGTACTGACGGAGACCCGTATGACCTCACGTTCACCGTCAACCTTGAGGGGACCGAGTTGATCTCCACGGGCGAAGGCGGGGGCAGCAAGTTCCTCAGAGAGGATGGGGATGGGACGTGTAGCTGGCAGACAATTAGTGGTGGCGACACCACTTACTCAATATCGTGTGTGGATGGCGACAACAGTGACGAAGAAAAGATCCGACTTACTGCTGGTGGTTCTGGTTCAGGGACTGACGATATCGTCTTGGAGGCGGGCACGGGACTCTCGATTGCCAGAAGCAGTGACAAGATAACTTTCACCAACACGGTTAGTGACACGAACACCACTTATTCAGCGGGGGATGGACTTGACATCTCAGGAACAACATTCTCGACCGACCTCAAAAGCAACGGCGGACTCGTCATCGAGTCTACTGAACTCGCTGTTGATATCGGGGCATCCTCAATCACAGGGACTCTTGCGGTTGGTGACGGAGGTAGCGGACAGACTAGCTATACCAATGGACAACTCCTCATCGGAAACACCACCGGGAACACCCTTGCCAAGGCCACGCTGACGGCTGGCACGGGTATTTCGATCACGAACGGCAGCGGGTCGGTCACGATAACTAACACGGTTTCCGATACGAACACGACGTATTCGGCAGGAACTCTGCTCGACCTCTCGACCACCACGTTCAACGTGGATCTCACCGAGGCTGCTGAAGCGGTGATGGCAAACGGGGACTACATCCTGTTCCTCGATGGCGGGGCCACCGGATCGCACGCGAAAGAGGCGATTGCGGATGTGGCAACCCTGTTTGCCGGTGATGGCCTGACCGCTTCGTCTTCGGTGATGGCGGTCAACGTGGATGACTCGACCATCGAAACGAACTCTGATGCGATCAGGGTCAAGGATAACGGGGTAACTCTTGCGAAGATGGCTGGACTGACCAGGGGCAGCATCATCTATGGGGATGCCAGTGGAGATCCTGCGGCCTTGGGCGTTGGCTCCAATACCTATGTCCTGACATCAGACGGGACGGACGTTGCGTGGGCATCAGCGGGTGGAGGCGGTGGCGGTGATGTCTCGGCTGGCAGTACATTCACCACCGCCGGGGTCATCATGGCCTGCGACGGTGACGACAAGACCATCGACGAACCCAACGCCTTGCTGACCACCAACGGCCAGGGGATGACAGTCAGTGCGGCGTTGGCAACACCATTCCAAGTTGATTCCAGCACGAGGGATGGAAACTCCACGTTCAAGTTCACCACGGGGAGTGGATCAGGGACCAACAACCAAGCGTCCATGCAGATCATTGCTCAAACAGCAGCCAACGCAAACTTGTATCTTGGCGATACTGACAGTGCCACGCGAGGTGGCCTGAAGTACAAGAATAACGGCGACTCGATGGAGTTGTTAGCAGCCGGTGCGGCTGTGCTGGCACTCGATTCAGCTAAAGTCGTGGAGTTCAAGATAGCAGAGGATGATGACAGCAGTGGGTCAGACTACACTTACGCCATGAAGGCACTGAAGATAAAAGTCAATGGGACTGACTATTGGCTTCAACTTTATGAAGAGGGTGGCGGGATGGGAGGGCCGTAGCAATGGGTGAAGTTACTCTCAACGCATGGGGCAAGGTGGCAACGATCACCTATCCCGACGACATGGACACCCTGGCCCCCATCGCCTTCGGGGCAACGTATGGGTACAAGGAGATCGTCGAGGATTACAATACGGGTCTGGAGATCCCCAACCCACAGTCGCTGGAAGACTTCACCATCGAGAAGATATTCGATTACGTCGGTGAGATCATGCGAGCGTACAGCCTGAAGGATGCACAGGCAGCGGCAATGGCTGCGGCCACTACAGCGGCAGATGCGGCAATGGATTCAATCACGGTCGAGATAGAAGACTCGCCGTAAGGAGATAGGTATGAGTTTAGATGATTTTCTCAGTGATCCAATCGGGACAATTGCGGATGACTGGCTTGGGATTGACCCAGATGATCCCGCTTCCAATCAAGGGTATGCGAACGTAGGCGGTCAACTTTCGTACATACCGGTTGGTCAGAGTTCGATGCAGTTGTCGGATGCCCCAACGCTTGGTACTGCAATCGGTGGAGGAACCTACT